GGCATTCCTGGCGCGGTGGATGGGTATGTTTCGGCCACGACGCCGATGCCTGTTTCCACTGGCGCAGTTTACCCCGAGGACACTCCGGCGAATAGCGGCGATCCTGGCATGTTCATGCTGGCGCTCAGGCGTGATGCGGACACGACCACGGCGGCGGATGGAGACTACACCGCACTGAAAATCGACAACGAGGGGCGGCTGAAGGTTGCTTCCAAGCCTGCCACCTATGCGCCGATCACCGGAAGCATTGCAGCGGTGGCGCAGACCGTGTTTGCGGAATGTATTCGGTTCTCGAACTTGATGATTCATTGCTCGGGTACATTCGCTGCAATTACGTCTTTGTTTGAGGGGTCGCTGAATTCAACTGATGGAGTAGACGGCAACTGGTTCGCGGTGCAGGCCATCCGATCAAACGCCAATACCATCGAAACGTCCACCGGTGCGCTATCGGCAACACCCATCTATGCCTGGGAACTGTCGGTCAACGGCCTGAAATACTTCCGCGTCCGTTGCACGGCACGCACCAGCGGCACGCAGAACTGGGTGTTCATCCCCGGCACGTATGCGACTGAGCCAGTACCAGGCTCACAGGTCAGCGCCACGCAGCCGGTCAGCGGATCGGTCACGGCAACCACAACGCCGACAACCCCAACGGCCAGCATCGTAAACTCTGCTGCGACCACAAACGGCACTGTAGTTAAGGCGACGGCTGGGACGCTCTACAGCGTGACGGCAAGCAACACCGGTGCTGCGACGGCGTTCCTGAAGCTGCACAACAGCGCCACGGTCACGGCAGGCACTACGCCGGTTGCCATGACCATCCCGATTCCAGCCGGTTCGGTGCTGTCCATCCCGTTCGGCTCACAGGGTATGCGCTACGCCACGGGCATTTGCCTGAGCATCACGAATCTTGCGGCTGACAATGACACGACTGCCGTTGCCTTGGGTCAAGTCAAGGTCAACACGGCCTTCATATGATCCTGCTTTGGCTCGCAGGCGGCCTACTGGCGGCAGGAGGCGCCGCCCCTCCAGAGGAATCTACGCTAGGCGGCGTGGGTCGCCCGGCGATCGCGCAAGGCTCAGGCCCAAGCCTGATGGAGCCGCGCTTTCCCAAAGGCAGGTTCTCGCGGGTTGAGATTCCTGAGCCGGGCAGGCCCAAGCCTAAGCCGCTTGGCGCGATGCCCATGCCGGCATTCGGGAGCGCACTCAGGGAGACGATGCAGGAGGAGATTGCCAGCGCGCAGGCCCGGCTGGCTCAGGCAGAGAAAAATGCGGCATTGCAGCATCAATATGACCAGCATCACGCGCTACTGGCTGCGATCGAGGCCCGCGCTTTGCTTGATCTGGTGATGGAACGAGATGCAGTTCTTGCCAATGAAGCGGCCGAAGCATTTATGGCTTGGCTCATGAACAATTGACACGCGCTGAAAATGTGTTAGCGTTTCGCCAACAACTGCCCCGGCCAGTCGCCGGTGTGTCTTTCGGAGTCATCCGTAAATGAGTGAGTTAACCGCCCCACAGGCGCTCCAGGCCGCAATCGACGCAGCGAACCCGCAGCTCGACAGCAAAGAAGACGTTACCCCGGCCGTAACAGCAAGTCCGGAAGTTGAGGACGAGGAAGGCACCGACGACGATGCAGGCGAAGAAGCCGGCGAATCGGAGGTAGTTACTGACGAGAACGGCGAACCCTTGGCCGAACAGCCAAAACGCAAGTCTCGCAAGGAACGCGCCAGAGAAAAAGTCAACGCGGAGATTGCACGACGGATCAAAGCCGAACAAGAAGTAGAGCGTTTACGGGTAGAGCGGGACCAGGCCCTTGCGGTCAAGAGTCAGCCAGCCCAGGACGACGAGGAGCCTCTGAAAACGAAGGCAGATTTCTTCTTTGACGACGACAAGTACGCTGAGTACCTTGCCGACAGGAAGTTCAAGAAGCGACTGGCCGACGAACAGAAGGCAACCGAGAGCAAGAAAATCGAGCATGCAGAGCAGACGTTCGCCGAGAGAGCTGGCAAATTCCGTGAGGAAGCCACCGATTTCGATGACGTAGCCCTGAAAACGCCACTGGGTCCGTACTACACCCAGGATGTCATTGAAGCCATCCGCGACAGTGACACCGGCCCCCAACTCGCCTACTACCTCGGGCAAAACCTCGCCGAAACCGAAGCTCTGCTGAAAATGCCCGCCGCCCAGCGCGCGCGAGCTATCGGCAAGATCGAGGCACGACTGGAAGCTGATACGGCACCCGCCACGGCCTCCAGACAAGCCGCCGCCAGCCAACCTCCCCGGACCGTGACACGAGCGCCCGCAATCGGCTCGACGGTCCATGCTGCCTCGCCAGGGAAGAAGTCTCTGGCGGATTGGGACATCAAGGATCATATCGAGAAGATTCGGGTCAAGCGATAACGACCCGGCAATTCCGTCGGGTCTCACTCTCCGAGGCCCCAAATGGCAGGTAACAATCTCCTCACCAGTTCGATCATCGTCAAGCGAGCGCTTGCCGTGCTGACCGACAAAATCCAAGTCCTGAAGATGGTGAACAGGCAGTACGACACGCAGTTCGGCTACAAGGGCGGCGCCAAGGCCGGCGATACCGTGTCCGTCCGCGTCCCGCAGCGTGCCGTGGTCCGTAGTGGCCGAATCATGGATTTGCAGCCGCAGATCGACAAGGTGGTCCCGGTGACCATCAGCAACTACCACGGCGTCGATACCGGCGCGACCTCGGCCGAAATGGCGATGCAGATTGACGATTACCAGGAGCAGTTCATCGACTCCAAGATCGGCGACTTGCTGGTCAACGTCGAGTCCGACTTCATCAACAACGTCACCCAGCTCGTGCCAGCCGCCGTCGGCGACTACGGCGCGTTCGATGATCAGATCACCGTGCTGCAGGCAAAGGCGTACCTGGATTCCCAGCTCGCTCCGATGAACGATCGCAACCTGATTGTCAACACCTACAGCCAGGTCGATGTGGTCAACAGCCTGAAGTCGCTGTTCAACGATCAGTCCAAGATCGCCGAGCAGTACCGCAAGGGCCGTATGTCCACCGATACCTTGGGCTTCGACTGGTACCAGAGCAATCTGACCAGCACGATCGTCCGCGGCACCGGTGCGAACTACGTACTGAACGGCGTCCCGGCAGATGGCGCGACCTCGATCATCGTGGCAACCGGCACAGGCACCGTGAAGCAGGGCGACACGTTCCAGATCACCGGCGTGTACGACGTGCATCCGCAGACGAAGGACACTCTCCCGAACCTGAAGATGTTCACTGTCACCACGGCGGTTACCGTCGGCGGCGCGGGTACCTGGCAGATCAGCCCGGCGCTCATCTACACCGGTTCGGAGAAGAACGTCTCGGCAGCCCCGGCGGCCAATGCTCCGGTCACCATCAAGGGCGTGTCGGGCACCTCGTATGCGCAGAACCTCGCGTTCTCGAAGGATGCCTTCTACTTCGTCACCGCCGACCTGCCGAACCCGCCTGCGTCCTACGGCGTGGACTCCGCGTCTGCCACCTACCAGGGCATCACGCTGCGTTTCCAGCAGGGGTTCAACATGGTCAACGACGAGTTCATGTCGCGGTTCGACATCGTATGGGGCGGCGGCATTTTGCGTCCCGAGCTCGCCGTTCGCATTCCCGCAACCATCACCCCCGGATTCTAAGGAGAAACCGACATGACCGTACTTGCAGTAGATACCCAGCCGTCCGTTTGGGCGGCTGGCCCCGGCACCGACGAGGGAACCCTCGTTGGCCTCAAAGCCACCACCAAGCTCGGCTTCATGGGCACCACGCCCATCGCCAAGCAAACGATCCCGACCGCTGCTACGGGCACGCAGATTGCTGCGGCCCTGGCTGCCCTCGGCCTCGTCAACCTGTCGTAAGTAAGGCCATAATGGAGGGGCGGTCAATCCGCCCCTCTTTCTACAGGTGATCCATGACCACCGCATCCGAAATAATCACCGACGCTTTCCTGCTGATCCGATCCAATGATCCGGGCGAGGCGCTGGAAGAATACGATTTTGCCCAAGGCAAGCGCGTCTTGAACCGGATGCTGCGCCGATGGGAAGCCAACGGCATTTCGCTTGGCTGGCAGGACATTGACTTACCAACTGACGTTATCCCGGCGCCTCCCGAGGCCGAGGAA